CTAAACGTGAACTTGAATTGTATTTAACTAGCTTCAAACGTTGTTTCTGTTGCCATAGGCATTCAAAAAACATGCCCAATTTGTCAAATAAGAAGATTGTGATTACAGGACCCTCTGTATTTGATAATTCTACCACTTATTGCGATTGTCCTTGCCGTTCTCTATCGCGAGACTTTATACATCACCTAAATATACGAGAGACCTTATCACCCTAAATTTTCGTAAAACAAATTGAATTATAAGTTTAAAATGAACACTTTTTTTCTGGAATCATTTTAAACATGGAGGAACTATATATTGCAGTAGCTGTCGGAATTCTTTTTTTTGTCAGTAAAGTGATTTTGAATAAATTACAAAAAAAGAAGAACGGTCAAAGTGACGTGCGAGACAGTTTTCTAGCGGCTGCCTTGACGGGCGGAGTGTTGTTTGTAAAAAAAACAAATTTTTCAAAACTATCGGATAAAGCACAGGTCTTTGTAAATGAACCCAGTTTTTAGATTATTTTTTGTTGGATAAGCTCGTCTAAATCCATAACCTTTTCAAGGTGTTTATACACATATTTTTCAAAACAAACATGGTTTAATTGTGTTTCAGGAACATGCTGATGCACAATGCGAGCAATCATCTTGTATAGTTTAAAATCTGGATAACGGTCTTCCCCGTTCTTTTTGTATAAAATATTCGTACCCGAGTCATCGTAAATCCATGAAATAATCAAATTATAAATAGGTACCTTTTTGAAGGTCTCTAAATCATTCAAATCATCAATGATAAAATCAATGATAGAACATCCAAGCCTGCACAAGTCAAAGCTTTTATTCGGTAGAATTTTAGGTTTCTGAGGATTGTAAAAAGGTTCAAAATTGTATTGAGAATAGGCCATGCCATGTTCTGAAAAACTATCACTACACATGATTTTATCATTCACCGTGTAAATGGCTCTTCCAAAATCAATAATTTTATAGATTTTACCAAAGGTGGGAATTTTGTAATACTTTCCCTTAATTTTATAGGACAAATGGGTTTCCGTGGTGGAAATATACATGATGTTGTTGGTGTGTAAATCATTGTGTGTGAAATTAAAGATATTTTGATACGTGTACAAAATGACAATCACCTGGAACATGGCGCTTTCTAGTTCTTCTATCCGAAGTTCATTCTTTTCCAGCAAATAATCCATCGTATTTTCACACTTTTCAATCGTAATGACTTGAGTAGGGATTTCTTTAATCACTAGAATCAAGTCAATGTCACTTTCCATGGAATTGACAGAATGACTTTCGTTGGAATCGTCTTCTACTTCTAGTTCTTCGTCGGTGTGGCTAATCTCAGAATCGTTATCTATCGCGTCTTCTACTGATTCAGTGGCTTCTACCGTAACCTCGCTTAAAGCAGAGTAACTGGACTCATCCTCAGAGGCAGACAGCTCTTCCATCTCTAATTCCACATGTTCGTCTGAGATTTGAATAGGCAATTGTACTTTGTTGGAAAAAACACTTTCATCCTTAAAGTGAAACAACGTGTTTAGCTTTTCGTTGAAATAATTGGAATCACAAATATACTCAAAATCATCTGCCACGTTGATTTCTACATTTTTTTGAATACATACATAGGAATCATAGACTTCAATCCCATGCACAAATCCTTTTTTGTTCAACAAATGAGTAAGGTAATAAAAAAAACTGTCTACATAAGCATAATTATGGCAACACTGAATGGCTTGTTGGAAAAGATTCGTAGGGACAAGTTCTTGGGATGGAAGAATGGAAAGGGTGTCGTTTTTGTATTTTCCTATCAAAAATTTAACATAGTCTACTAGAGTAATGAATTTCTTGAAACATGTTTTTGTATTACCAGACACATCCTTGAATTCGTATTCATTGTATGTTTTTTTCCCTGTATATTCTTGAAGTGGAAATTCTGGATTGATGCCTAAATAAGAAAAAACAGGGCTATAGGTCGTTTTTTCTACAAAGTCGTTCATTTCATTTTCAATATACTTTTTTTAGTGTAAATTTAACTCATTCTTACATCATTCGTCAAAATAGAAAGGATGTTCTCTCTCTTTATGTTAATGACGTTGGAGCTTAAAAAATTTGACATGAAGCGTATTGTTTTCAACAAGGATGAGAACAAAGGACCTGTGATTGTTCTCATTGGCCGCCGCGACACGGGTAAAAGTTACTTGGTCAGGGACCTTCTCTTTCATCAGCGAGACATTCCCATCGGAACGGTCATTTCAGGTACAGAGAGCGCAAATCAGTTTTATTCAAGTCATGTACCTCCCGTCTTAATTCACGGTAAATTTGAAAATGGCATCATTCAGAACATCTTACTGCGACAAAAACAAGTGATGAAACAAGTCAAACATCAAATGGATGTCTATAAAAAATGTAGCATTGACCCTAGAACCTTTGTCATTTTAGATGACTGCCTATACGACAGTTCATGGTCTAGGAATGAGCTCATGCGTATGATTTTTATGAATGGACGACACTGGAAGATTATGCTCATCATTACTATGCAATATCCTTTAGGTATTCCTCCTCAACTGCGTACCAATGTAGATTATGTCTTTATTTTGAGAGAGCCCTATATTGCTAACCGAAAACGAATCTATGAAAATTATGCAGGTATGTTTCCTACCTTTGAATCCTTTTGTCAAGTCATGGACCAATGTACCGAGAACTTTGAATGTCTCGTCATCTGTAACAACAGTTCTAGTAACGAACTCAGTTCTCAAGTCGCCTGGTACAAGGCCATTCCTACACCCCCCTTTAAGATGTGTGCACCGGAGCTATGGAAAATGAAATCCAACGATGAAGAAGAAGAACCTGCATTTGACTCCAAGAAGAATATCAAACAAAAGATTAACGTGAAGAAAACAAAATTTTAAACTTTAAGTTTTAAGTTTTTAAAAAGGAATGGGATTGGGATTAGGTCTATAATTGGTATGCATCTTCATGTTTGATGTTTTTCTAATGGGGGCTACAAATCTAGTGGAAACAGTCTTTTGAATGCTACAGAGGACACCTTCCTGTGTATTTTGTACGATACCATAGGGACCAGGTACATTTTGAATACCTATCCAAGCTTCAATCTTTAATTTTTTGGATTGGACATATTCGTCTACGAGTTGTTTTACGCCTTTCCATGCCCCATACTTGTCAAAAATAACATATTTCAGATGTTGAAATCTTTTTGCGGCATTCAGCAAATCACTTTTACATCCTTGATAACTATGGTCTGCATCTATAAAAACAACATCTATGTCCTGTGGCAAAACAATCCAATCCTCTTTGTAAATGTCCAACGAAACATAGTGAATGTTTCGCATGTCTCGGTTGTATTGTTTGTTGAATCGGCTCCATTCAAGATGGTCCACCGAATAGACCTTTTCAAAGATATTGGCTAAAATTCGGGTCGTATATCCCTTGGGTGAACCAATCTCTGCAATTGTACACGACTTGTCTCTGAAAAAATTACCCACGTCTATTCTCATTTTTTCAGAGCAGGCCCATAGTTCCTCTATATTGAGACATGGACTATAGTGTATAATTTCACAATTTTTGTTATAATACGTATGGGTACATTCTTTGTGGCATGTATAATACAGGTCTGTTGGACTAATGGGAATGTCTTCTTTAAAACTAACCACTTTACCTGACCAATTTACGCTTCCAGTTCCTAAATGAAAATAAAAAATATGATTCAGAATACAAAGAACCTGAAAATGTTCATGACAAAAACAAACATCCCCATATGCAGCATCTTTCAAATTATCCACATGAAATACCTTCTTTTTATACAATTGAAAACAACCCAAAATAAAAGGAAGTATCTCTTTAATGGTACGTAAATCATTGTGCACAAATTCAGTGTTTTCTTTGTTTTCTATGACCTTTTTTTTATCTAATAACTCGGACGTTTGATACACGTTGTTCCGAACACCTCCATAGATACAGTCTTTGTTTAGATTTTCTTCTAGTAAAAGGTCTATTAGATTGTTTGGCAGAAGGATGTCCGAATCTAGGTTGAGATACCACGCGTCAGGATACTCACTATACATAAGACGTTGTCCCATGTTCATCGCGCCGAATTTGTCAAATAC